AACAACTAATGTTGAGTCTTCGGAACCAAATGCTGGTTCTATTTTATAACCTGCCTTTTTTAAAGGTTCAATCAGTTCTGAATTAACTGATATTCTTATTCTTCTGATATAAAAACGACTTTCTGGATAATGTAAACCTGGTGTTGCTCCTGCTAATAAAGAAACCGTACCACTTGGTTTAACTGATGTAGTCTTGATACTTCTTGGTATTGCAAACCAATCAGAGTATACTTTATCCCAACTCTGTATCGTGTCAAATCCACCCTCTAACCAATCTCTAAATTCATCTAATCCACGATTAGTTATGAATTGTGCGACACCACTTACACTACAACCGATTCTTCTATTTCTTAACATAACTCTATTGGTATCTGCCCAATGAGTTCTACCAAGAGTTACGGTTTTTGCATATAGATATGCATATTTTAGAGTTTTTTTATAGTCTTCTAAATCGTCGTGATTGTCTGGAAATGTTTCTACTAAACAACATAACTCATATGATTCTAATGATTGTTCCAAACAAGGATTACCACCCATTACTCTATGGTCTTTATCATCTCCACCATTTTTCATACGAGAATAATGTCTCATATTATCCAACCAGGCTAATCCTGGTTCTCCATTATCTACGATTCTTTTTGCAACTTCTGTATAATCCATACCGAGTTCTGCAAATATTGAGTTGTTTGATGTCCAACCATATTGGTCTCTGTGTGGATTTACTTTGTAATTCTTTAAGTCTAAATATTCTTCTGAATCTGGGTCTCCAAATACAATCTCTGCTGTTCTTCTTACATTACCTGCCACAACACACTTACCGATTAAATTCATAATATCTACAATGGTTGTGATTGTGATTGGATTACCACTATTCTTTTCTAATACTTCTCTGATATCTCCGTGGACTTCTTCCAATGGTTCTGGTCCTGATGAAACTCCACCGAATCCTTTAATAGGTTCACCTGCTAATCTGACTTTACTATAATCAAATTTTACTTCTGGTGTGTTATGAAAATAACTTTCCAATAATAATCGTAATGATTCTACCCAACCTTCTCTTGTGTCTGGTATTTCATAAGTTGTTTCTCTGTTTTTATCAACACCTTTAACAATTATCTGTCCCGCACCTTTGGTATCAAATCCTACTCCAACACCTAACATTGATGCGTCCATTAAAAAACAAAATGGTTTTGCGTAATCATCTTTAATTGTTTTCGTAGATACGAATGCACAATTGTTTAGTGCGGCATACAATCCTTTTTCTTCTGTGATTGCTGTTCCCATTGCCCATAAACCACGGCCTGGTGGTAAGAACTTCATATTAAAAATTCTATCATACATTTCTTGTGCGGATTTTTGTGCTTGCCAAGGATTCCAACCTAATTGATGACCCTCAATATGGTTCATCTGCATAGTGTAAGTTCCCTCTACAACTCTTTGGACGGTTTCCCACCATCTCTCATTTTTTCCGTCTTCTTTAATTCTTGAATAGGTTCTCATATAGACTAATTCTCCAAGACCATTGAACCCAAATGGTGCTTTCTTGCGTTTGTATTTATTGATAAAATTCTCTGATAACTTAAACATTTTATTTGTCCTCTTTTCTCTTTATTTTTCTCACGATAATAACTATTATATATATTCGTTTAATACGAGAATATTTTAAATTCTTTGAAGTTTTATAAACTTTTTCTTAGAAGTTTTTATTCAAACCCACCAGCGTCAAAATCTTTCTTTTTCTGAGCTAATGTCTTTCTTAAATACTCCTCAGAATTATTCATTTTACCCTGTGTTTGTCTACCTTCTTGTGTGTTGGTATCATATATTTGTATGAAACCTGTGTTGGTATTAATGGTTGCCGGAAAGGTTAATCCGTCTGGTCCAAATCTATTCTTAATAACGTGGAATCTACCTGTGTTTGCTATCTTGTCTTCTACTTTTCTCGACATACTCATAACAAAATCTGCTGTCATCACTTTACTATAATCCTCTGAAACTTTATCTGCTCCGATTACATCTTCTTCCAAAGATGAACGATTTGCTTGTGAAGCAGTCCAACAAGGAATATCAAATTCCCCCGCTATGCCTCTTAATTCTTCATAAATCAATCCTATTGAGTGTCTTTTTTCTGTGAAGTTCTGTGTAGACTTCATAATGTCGGCATAATCCACAATAATCATATCTGGTTTTATACCTTGTAGTTCACATTGTTGTAAGTGTGCCGTGATTGTATTGATTGATGCACTTCGTGTTGGATAATATTTAATTACCAACTCACCCTTTAATTGATTAATCTTTTTCAACACCTCTTCTTTGTGGTATTGTAAGTTTGCTGTTGGTTGTCCTGATACAATCGTATCATATCTTAGTCCAACATATTGTGCATTTAATTCTAATGTATAATGTATTACGGTTTTACCTTGACGAACTGCGTCTGCTCCGATTGCTTGTAGTGTCCAAGATTTACCAATACCTGCTGGTGCAACTATAACTCCTAACTCACCACCTGCTAATCCTCCGTCCATTAATTCATTAACACTATCCCATTTAGTTGGAACACACTTTCTGGTTTGTTGACTTAATCTTTCTTCCAATCCTGTAATGTATTCGTGTCCTATATCTCTTTCGATACCAGCGGTCATCGCAGTATCAATCACACCCTTTATCTTATCATATTGTTGAGTATCCAATAATTCTACTGATTCCATAATTGCTGCTTTAATAACTTGATTACGACAAAATTCTATGGTTTTTTCCTGAACAAACTCTAAGTCCGGACTTTCTCTATGATTCCAAGCGTTTCTTAAACTATCCACTACTGATGTTTTTAATGTATCGTTATCCACATCATCAATCAATACTTTCATAGCTTCCATTGTTGGTGGGATTTTGTAGTGGTCGAAATACTTTTTAATTTCTTTGATTATATATTTGTTTGAGTCGGCATCAAAATAACTTGTTTCCAATATATCATATACGGTTTTGATGAACTTATTGTTCAACAACAATGATGCGATGATTTTTGATTGGAAAGATGTTCCGTATTGTATTAGTGATTCGTTTTTACTCATAACCTTTAATATTAAATATCAAGTTCTCCATACAAAGATGATGCTTTTTTTTCATATAATTCATTTTTTTTCTTTTGACGATATCGTTGACGAGCTTTCTCTTTTATTTCTTCTTTGTTTCTTTGGTAATGGTCCATTTGCCACTTTCTTTGAGCTTCTCGTCTTTCTTTTTCAGTATGATATTTTCTTTTTCTACCCATTACGAAAACTTATCCCAAGTTATTGTATCATCTATTCTTTTTTTTGCCATTTTATAATAATCTTCATTTAATTCTATACCAACAAAGTCTAAACCAAATCTCTTTGAAACCACACCAGTAGTTCCACTACCCATAAAGTTATCCAAAACAACATCACCTTTTTTAGATGCTACTTTTAATATTCTTTCGACAAGTTTTTCTGGCATTTGAGTTGGGTGTATTCTTCCCTCTTTTTTTGTAATGTTGTGTGGAACATACCAAACACTTGAAAGTGGGTCATCAATTCCACAATCATCATTTAGATAAATGTCATTGCCCTTTGATAAGTGATAAATAATTTCGTAGTCTAAATGAAATCTTGATTTTGTAGAATCAAAAGAACCTGCATACTTCCAGATAATAAAAGACTTAAAGTTTAACTTTTTAAATCCTTCTGTAAATTCTATCCAATGTGGTGTTGATAACATTTTGTTAAATGTTTTAGATTTAATATTGAAAAATATCTGTCCATTAGGTTTCAATACTCTTTCATACTCTAAAAAAACTTGTTCTAAAAATTCAGAATATAACTTTAAAAATAAGATATCTTTTCTTTGTGCAGAATATCCTGCTCCGTGTATATCCTCGTAGGGTGGTGAAGTAATAATTAAATCAACTGAATTATCATCAAGCTTTTTTAATTCTTCTAAACAATCTCCGTTGATTAGTTTATTGTTCATTTGTTTGTTTCCTGTGCTATGTGGTTCATACGATTAAATGTAGTTGCCAACCAACTATTTAGATTAGGTAATGCTTGATACATTTTGTCCTCTAAGAACATAGTTTGGAATCTATGTTTAATTAACCTTTGTATTGGTCGTTCTACTATTTCTTTTACTTTTAATTTTTGTTGTCCTGATATGATTCCGTCCTCTAAGTCCATAAGAGTTTTGTTCATATCTAATAAATCTTTTGATTGTAATATCTTTTCACACATTGGAACTTTCTGT